CGCGGGCAACGGTAGTTGCGGCTCCGTCACCGCGTCGCCTGCGACAGGTTCGCTATTGCTCTTCGCCATGGAAGGGCTCCTTTTGGTGATCGTTCGTTGAGGTGTGGCTAGCGGGTCGACCTCGGCCACCATGTCGGCGACCGCGCTTTCGACAGTACCGATACGATCGGCCAGGCCCGCGCGCAGACCGCGTTGCCCGCGATAAATAGCGGCCTCGGTGCTGCGGATGGCTTCGAGCGCGAGGCCGCGATTGTTGGCAACAAGCGAGGCAAATTGCGCGTAGAGCTGGTCGATATCCGCCTGGATTGCGGTGCGCGCAGCACCGGAGAGCGGCTGATGGGCGTTGCCATCAATCTTGCGCTCGCCTGCAAACATGAACGTCCAGGCAACGCCCGTCTTTGCGTCGGCGCCGCTTTCGTCGACGTGCGCCGCAACGACGCCGACCGATCCCACCTCGCCGGTCTGCGTGACATAAATCTGATCAGCGGTGCTCGCGATCGCGTAGGCCGCGGAAAGGGCAGCCTCGCTCGCTACCGCGAAGAGTGGTTTACCCGTGGCAGCCTTGAGAGCGCCGATGCGTTCGACCAAGTCGAACAGGCCGCCGACTTCGCCGCCCGGGGAATCGATCTCCAGCACGATCCCACGTACCGCCGAGTCTTCGAACGCGGCGCCGATCGCGTCACCAAGCTCGCCGTAGGAGGCAAGCCCGCTCGCAGCGTCCACATAGCTTGAGCGGCTCACCAGCGTGCCGATGATCGGCACGACGGCAATGCCTTCGGCGGTGACCAAAGGTTCCCGGCCGCCAGAGGGATCGATCGCGACCGGGTGCACCAGATTCCCGGCCAAGCGTGGTCCGATCACGCCGAGGATCACCTCGAGCTTGGCACGCGCGATCATCAGCGGCGTCCCGAACAGGCGGGACGCCAGGTGCGGTAAATCCAGCATTTTCGGTTATCGTCCGCGGGTGCGTTCAGTTGATCATGTCAGTGCGAGACGGGTCGCCCGAGTCGGCCGGCGCCGACATCGAGTTCGAAGATGGAGCTGGCGCGAAGCTCAACCCCATCTCCTTCTCGCGCGTTCGGTCCGCGGCGATCTCGGTATCAACCTGCTCGGCGTCATAGCCGCGCTCGGCGAGCGCCTGCGTGCGACTCTTGAGGCCAGCGTTGATTTGCTCGATTTCGGCGCGCGCGTCCTTGAGCGGATCAACCCAATCCCATTTCGGCGGCAGCCAGGCACACTTGAGATACTCGCCGCGGCGATCGGCGTAATCCGCAAGATCAAGCGCGCCCGCAAGCTGCGCGGTATCCATCCAGCGTGCCCACACCCGCCGGCAGAATTGCCAGGCGATGACAGCATGCTGATAGGCGTCGATGCGCCGGCGAAATTCGAGCAGCGCCAGCCGCGAATTCGAGTAATTTGCCTTGAGCATGTCGTTCGAGAGATACGCGTAGGGCACGCCGAGCGCCGCTGATACCTGCAAGAGCGTGCGGTACTGAAACGGCTCATAGGTTTGGCCCGAGTCGGCTGGGGCCGAGGTCTGCACCTCCTCGCCGGGCTCAAGCATGGTGATCTGGCCGGGCTGCAGATCGATGGTGCGCTCGTCGTTCTCGTCGCGGCCTTCTGCGGCATCGAGCGGCTCGGCCGGCGCGGGCGTGGTGATGAAGAGCGCGTGCATGGCCGCGACCTTCTTCCGATCGAGTTCGGCGTCGTCGTACTGGTCAAGCAGGAAGAGCTTGACCATGCCGGCGGCAAAGCGCGAAACGCCACGCAGCTGCCCGGCATCAACCGGATCAATCACATGCACGATTTCCGAGGCCGGCACACGCACGACCTCGCCGGCGAGGCCCGGATCGGTGATATCGCCCGGATGCCGGCGCAGAAAATGGTAGGCGACGCGACGGCCGATAGTGTCGAACTCAATCCCCTGCCGGATAATGTTGCCGCCTGGCGCAACCTCGTTACGGTTGAGCGGTAGCATCTCCGAAGGGATCATCTGCAGTTGCAGTGGCACCAGCAGTCCATCCTGCGGCCGGCGCGGCCGGAACCGAAAGAACACCTCGCCGGCGATGAACACTTCGCGCGCTGCGCGCCGCTGCAAGCCGTAAAAATCGGTAAAGCCCTCGGCATCGGCCTCGTCGGTCCAATCCAGCCAGAGCTGTTGAACCTGAGCCTTGAGGTCGGGATCGACGATCCCCGACGACGGCTTGATGCCGGCGCCGGCCACGTTGCCGGCCCAGCTTTCGATCGCGTTAGCGGCATAGCCGTTGTTACGAACGAGCCAGCGGGCGCGCGCCGTAATGTTGGGTCCGGCTGCGGCTATCAGCGTGTTCAGATGTGCCCGGCTTGGCTGGAAACCCTTCAGTCGCCGGTTCGCGAGCCCGGCCTCGAAGCCGCCGATGAACGCTCCGACGCGGCGCCGGAAAGCTGTCAGCGAAGCGAGCAATCAAAGTCCCTTCGATGCGGAGGTGAGTATTCGGCGACGACGGCCGTCGTTGCCGGCAAGCGCGATGCGGCGCTCCAGATCTCGGATTGCTGCGGCCATCTCGGCGTCGGTGGCGTAGGTCACACGCCGGCCCTCGATTTCGACAGTGCGCACGCCGCGATAACGCGCGGCAAGCAGCGCCTCGCGCTGCGCGGTCAGCTCTTCGAGGGTCATGGGCTTGGGAGTCGTTCAGACGAGTAAACAGCAATCAAGCGTGCAGGAATTCGAGCAGCTCGTCCCGGCGGGCGACGGCGTCCCGGTAGCCAAGTCCGATCAGCTCGCGGATGTAGGCCGGCTCGAAGAGCAGATAGCTCGCCAGACGCCACTCATTGTCCCATGCGCCGATTCCGCGCAACAGCATGCGGATCGTCCGCGGCATTTCATGCGCGTGGCGTCCGGCGATTTCGCGGAGGTCCTGCGACGGCTCGATCATCTTGACCTCGATGTTGCGCAGTTGCGCTTGCGCGCGTTTCTGCGGCTCGACCAGCGACAGGGTTCTGTTGATGCGCTGCAGGCGTTCGATATCGGCTTCGAGGTTGTCCATGAAAATGAGATCGAGCATGTAGCCCGCAAGATTGCCAAGCGTCGGATAGGCAACCGGCGCGGCCGGAAGCCTGTCGCGCTTGCGATCGCGGATGCCGACGACCAGAATCCGATCGGCGCCCAGCCGGATGGCCGGGCTGAGCGGAGCCGTGAGCCGCAGCGAACCGTCGCCGAAATATTCCGAGCCGATGCGGTGCGCCGGCATCACGAACGGCAGCGCCACCGACGCCAGAATATGATCGACGCCAATACGGCAGCGCACGCCATACCGGCGCGCCCGCTGCCATTCCGAGATGTCGTCGCGGCCTTCGACAAATGTGACCACGATGCCGCGATTGTAGCTCGAGGCGCTGATTCCGATCGCCCGCAGGTCGTTTCTGGCGATCGCGCTGGCGATGCGCGTCAGATCGAGATCGCGCTTGAGCAGCCGCACCAGAGGTTCGTTGTCGAGGAACGACACCGGATTGCCGATAAAGCGCCCGCCCGATGCGAATGAGAGTACCCAGCGCAAGGCCGATTTCGTGACCGATGCAAGATCGGTTCGATAGATGTCGCCGGTGTGGAGGCGCGTCCATAGCTCCGCGAGTGTCTGGACGCCGGCTTTGAAGTCACCGGCTCGCGAGGCGATCATCGCGGCATTGATGGCGCCGACCGATGCCCCGACGACAACCGGAAACGGATTCTGGTCGGCAGGTAGAAGCTCGGCGATCGCTTTCAGCACGCCGACCTGATAGGCGCCGCGCGCGCCACCACCAGGCACTACCAGAGCCGTGCATGATGCCGGCCGAGCCGCAATGTCTTGATCGGATGCCATTGTGATATCCGTGCCTGCCGGCACGCCGCCAATAATCCGCGCCGATACGATGACCGCAGTCGGCGGCGCGCGCTAGTGGTGAGAAATCAAAATTGATACTAAGCAAAATCAAAAACGCCGCCACTAACGATTGATCAAGCCGGATCGGGAAATGCGGATGGATTACGCAAAACCGGGAAAAGAACGGGCGACGTGTCCCATTTCGCCGGATCAAGTTGTCCGACGCCGATTGGTTTGGCGAATGCTGGATGGAAAATCCACAACCGATAACCATAATCCCCGCCGTTGACGATTGTATGGCCACCGAACCATCCGCTCGCCGGTAAGCCGCCGCAAAAATCAAATAGATTTGTCGGATACGATGGAACGCCCAGCGTTGTCGCGTCAGTAGTCGGCCCGTCAACTACAGGCACGCCAAATCGCCACACTTCCGGTTCCGATTGATATTGAGCGTTAATCGGCACGGAGAACGGTCGCCCGTCATCGTCAAAATAATTGACCGATTGAATCGGCCCCACTGAACCGTCCATCGCAATTTCATTGGCGTTGTAAGCATCGGAAGTTGCGTTCCATTGCTGTTCAAAAAGCTGCGCAATCTCCCTTGCCAGTGCGGCCGACGGCCGATCGTAAATTCGGACGCCAGTATTCGAAAAATGGAAAGGTTGTTCGCTCGCGCGCCCGACGATTTGCCAAACATTCGGAGTCCATCCCCCGGCAGAAGGGTTCCGGACGGTTGGAGGCGCGGTGAAATCAATTTTGTTAAGCGAAAAAGGGTCGGCATGACCGTAATAGACCGCCATCGCGTGTTCGTCCAATGACGAAAAGCCGACGGCAGGCAAGCCGTCGCCAAGCGGGCCACCATCATGCACGACGGTCACGCCGACGCGCGGCAACCGCAACCAATGCGACGGAAATTCAGGCGGATAATAGTTTGTCCAGAACAATTCGCCTTCAAAGGGGAAGCCGCGTTCCTCCCAATGTGGCTCGCCCAAATGGCCGTCGTGCCATTGCGAGGTCCATTGATACGGCTGATAGCGGGGTTGCCATTGGTACCACGGGCCGCCATGTCTCCACGCGACGTTGACAATGCGCCGAGACGGGTCAAGACGAACCGCGCCAGCCATTGTTGAAATTCCATTTGAAGCGCTGTTTGGCGATTGATCAGCAGCTCATGTGAGATAACTCGACCGGAACACGCGGCGGCCACGGCGGGGCGGCGCGCGGCGAACGACTCCAGCAACGGTCTCGGGCGGAGCATCAGCCGCGGGCTCCTGGTCGTCGCCTGCCTGCGCCCCGATTTGTTGTTCGAGATCGCGCCACATCGCCTCCGTCCAGCGATCGGCACCCGCAATCCATGCCGCGGCGCGGGCATAGACCCGGCAGTCGAGCGCCTCGTTACGCTCGCGCAGCTTCTGCCATTCAAGCCGCTGAAATCCGCGCTTGGTCTTGACCGTAACCAGCTGTTCGGCGACGAGCTGCTTGAGCCATTCCGCATCGACGCCGTGCGGAAAGTGGATGTAACCGGCGGGCCACTTGCCGCCGGCCGTGATTTCCTCGTCGGTTGGCCTGACGAGCCGCAGAAAACGGTAGGTCTCGCTCTTGAAGGTAGCGACCGCGACCGTCCATAGCCGCGCGCCGCGCCGCAGCTTCTTGCCGCCTTCGGTCACGTCAACGTGGGTGGGGCCTACGACCGGCGCCGGGCGATTGAATCCCTCGAGGCCCTTGATCGGCGCGACCTGCCCCTGACCTGCCTTGCGTGCCCAGGCATAGACGGCCGGTGCCTCGTAGCCGGTGTCGATCGCGAGCTTGGCTATCCCAAGTCGCGTGCCGTTGGCGTGCGGCCAGGTTCGATCGAGCATGCCCACAAGTTGATCCCAGGTGTCGGCATGCTCGGGCCCGCCCTCGATAACGACGTGATCGACGAGCCAGCTCTCAAAGCCGCGTCCCCAGGCCCAGACATCGATCTCGATACGGTCCCTTTGCACGTCCGCGCCGGCGGTGAGAAACAGCCCGCCGGCCGGCACCGTGCCGATCCGCCAATCTTCGCGGCGCTCGTACAGCCGTTGCCAACCCGGCGCTTCGCCGCGTTCCTGCCACGTCTCGCCGAGCAACGTGTTCTTCGCGGCCTTCAGGGCCGCGTCGTTGCCCTGCGCGGCTTCCCAGTCGCGCGCAATCGTCGCCCACGACAGCCAGCCGACCGGGGAGTAAAGCCCCGAGATGTGATAGCCGATGACATGCGGGTTCGAGCAGTCGGCCGTGGCGCGCCACTCACCCTCCGATAGCATCGCGGTTTTGTGGTGCTCGGCAATGCCGCGCTCGCAACCCTCACAAAGATATTCAGCGGTTTCCGGCCGACCCTTCTCCCAACGCAGACGCTCGAACTTAAGCCACTGCATATGGCCACAATGCGGGCAGGGCACAAAATAACGCCCTTGGTCGCTCGCCTCGTATTCACGCTCGATGCGTGAGAGTCCTTTAATGGTCGGAGTCGAGACAAGGAAAATCTTGGCACGATGCCCGAACGTCCTTGTTCGCGCTTCGGCGAGCGCAATCGGGTCGCCTTCGCCCTCGACATCGCCGTCATAGGCATCGGCTTCGTCGAGGAAAAGCCACCGCGCCGGCATCGAGCGCAGGCCCACCGCGCTGTTTGCGCCGGTGAGCACGAGCTGGCCGCCGGCGAAGCGCTTTGCCAGCACCGTGTTGCCGGAGTCGCGCGAGCGAGCCGGCAGGATCAGTTCACGCAGCTCCGGACATTCCTCGATCAGCGGTTCAATGCGCTGCTGCGACAGTCGCTTGGCAAGATCTGTCGTCGGTTGAACGGCAAGGAACGGGCCCGGCGCCTGGTGGATGCAGTAGCCAATCCAATTGTTGCCGGCTTCGGTAGCGCCGACCTGCGCCGCCTTCATAAAGATGACCCGCCGCGCCGGATGCGACGGCGAGAGCGCGTCCATGATCGCGCGCATGTAGGGCGTACGGCTCGTGCGATAGCGGCCGGCTTCCGACGCCGCGCGCGACGACAGGATGCGATAGCGGTCGGACCATTCCGAGACAGTCAGCGTCGGGTCGGGCGATAAGCCACGCGACCATGCGCGTACGATATCGGATTCGCCGTCATAGCGTTCAGCGGAGCTCGACGCGGATATCCGAGAGCTCTGCGAGGTGCTGTCGAACATGCTTGTCGAGCACGGTTTCCATGAGATGCGCGTCGACACCGAGCTCAGCCGCAATCAACGCGGCGACACGTGCCGGCCACTGCACCCAGGCGTCGCGTTCCCGCCGCGCCAGCATGAACACGGTGGTCGTTGCTTTAGCGCGGTCGACCAGCTCGCCCTTGAGCTTGCCGAGGCGGAGCCGCCGCTCCTGCGCCTTGATGACTTCGTTTGCGGTGCGCGCGGTGACGTAGTTCATGCCACCGGCGCTCGGCGGCTCGCCGGCTTCGCGCAAGGTGTCGCGCACCGCCTCAACGGCCGCGGCTGGAACGGGCTTGATCGCTTCTGCCGATCGCACAGGTGCGGGCGATTGAGCCCGTCGGTCGAGCCTCTCGGATGCGCTGCCCGCTCGAGTGCGCTGCTGCGCGGGGTCGGTCTGCTTGGCCCAGGCGAGGTCGGCCTTCACCGGATCGATGCTGCCGTCGGGCTCAAGCTCTATCCGGCCAGACGCTATCGCCTTCCGCACCGCGTTCTCGGCAATCCCGCGATGGCGGGCATAGGCCCTGCGCGAAAGTCCCATGCTGCTCTCGTTCTCCCGACATGCTCAGAGAGCAGAGCGCCTGCAGTTGCTCGCGCCGCGCCGTCGAGCCTGACTGCGGCTCGCCCGATCAACCGGCGGAGCCGTCAATGGCCAGAGCCAGCAAGCCGCATCCAGCCGACGTCGCGAACGCGAACATCGTCGCTGCGGCCGTGCGTTTCGACATCGCGCTCTTCCTCGGCGTCGGCCGCTATGCAACCGACACCGCGGCGACGGTAGAAGAAGCCCGCGCCAAGGCGGATCGCCTGGTTGCCACGCATCCGAACGGTAGGCGCCCGCTTATTTACGGCGTCACGGCCGACGGTCGATCGGGTCTCGTTACCAACGCAATCCCGTCCAACATGGAGGACCCGATGAAGACCAAGGCCAAGAAGAAGCCGAACGCGAAGCGCGTCAGCAAGCCGGCGAGCAAGAAAACGCCAAAGCCTGCTGCAAAACAGGAGCCGTCGCCACCGCGCTCGCTTGGCAAGCGCGCCGTGATCGAGGTAGCGGCGCGCGAAGGCAAGCTGCCCGAGCCGCCGGATTTCAGCGCGGAGACGCACAAGCGATTTCGCAACAAACTCGCGAGCGTGGTTGAACTTGCCAAGGCCGGAGACCTGAAAGGGCTCAAGGCGTTCGACATCAACCCCGTGAGCTCCAGCCCCAAGGCTATCGCGCGCTACCGCGATCTCTGCGTCGTCGCGTTGGAGGCTCAGGCGGCGCGTTAGGCTGCGTCGGCCAAGCAACGTTGCGGGACAACACGCGGCCCGGATTGTTTCGGGCCGCGTGTCGTTTCAAGGCCAAAGTCCATTTTGCAAGCGCCGCTATTGGGGAATTTCGGACGTTTCCCTAACCCGCCCTATCAAAATGACGCAGCCCGACATAAGATGAATTGAAATCCCGCAGCGAAGGTAAGCCTACCAGAGCAGGAAGGTGAGCATGGCGCTGAAAGTGTCGTGTCCAGCTGGAAAGAAGGTCTGCCCCTATTGTGGTCATCTGAACGCGGATCGAGAAGGTCCAATCCGCTGTGCCGAGTGCGGCATGCTCGATGCGGCGTCTACAAGTAGCGACCGCAAAAGAAACGTTACGCAAAAACCAAAAGTTTTTAAGCCGCGGTCACCAAAGCATAGAGCTTTGAAGACCCCCTTGCTGAAGCCTAGAGCTTCGAGGCGCCGATTGCCGCACGGCGAGGTGCAAGGTGCTCGCTACCTGCAGAATTGGTCGAAGACCCGCGGCGGCCAGGGACACCAACGATTGAAAGGCGCCGGCCACGTGCCGGAGGAGTTTACGCATTATCTCGACGAGGCCGCGCGGCGCAAGCGCGGCCGCCGCCGCAAGCGCGGTCCGCCGTCGATCCAACGGTAAGGCTGCAGATCAGTCGTGGTTGCCGAACTCGGCTACGCGGGGACGCGCAAGGCCGCAATGATCGAACTGGCGGTACCTTTGCTGTACCGTATATGGCAGGAAGTGGCCCTCCGCGCCGCTGGGTTTATTGTCGCTTGTGGACCGAACCGGACTTCGGAGTGAAGGCGACGTTTTACGGCTGCGCCGGTCCGGCGACATTCCAGAACAGCACGCGGCCAGGACCTCTCAGGGCCGCGCATTGCTCCCAGGCCTTCGCGTCGTAGTGCGGGTCGCTCGGAAACGGCGGCTTCACGCGCGTCTCGCGTCCGAACGGCGCTGGATAGACGTGAATGCTTGCACCCGCCACATCAGCCGGCGATAGCGTGCGACCGACTTGCACGACATGCCGGCGTGCATTGGGCCAAGCCGCCGCAAGCCCTCGGGCAAGCACGCCCGAGCCCGATGCACACCAGACCTCGTCCGGTTCAACCCCGGTTGCACGCGCGGCCGAGGCAATCGCCTCGATTGCTTCCGGCATATCGACGCCGAATGGCGCGAGCCGGATGCCAGGTTGGCGGCAGTAGTCGCGGGCGCGCGCCTGAACGGTGCTGAGATAGCCCGGCGTCACCTGCATGATCTTTGCGCCCAAACGTTTCGCCATCAGCGCGCGCGGATGCGGTTGCGCGCGCTTGGCGACGAAAATCGTGGCGCGCTTGCCAAGCTGTGCCGCAACGGTCGCGAGCGCTGTCTGCGCTCCGCCTTCCGCCGCGCTCGCGTACACGACCTCGTTGACGCCATCAAAGAGCAGCGGAAGGAAGCGCGCTTTCGTGCCGCCGGGGAAGCGATCGTCGCGAACAACGAATACGCCTTCGTGCTGAATTACTTCGGGAGGCGTCATAGTGGTTCTACGCCGGCCAAATCCGGCACCTGCTCATCGAAGATTTCGCCGAACTCGACCTCGCCGACCGCTTCGGTGGCCTTCCGCGGGTCGCCTTTGCAGAAGACGTAGACCTGTTGATGGGTCTTGCCGAGCTTGCGAGTGGCAGCAAACTGCTTGCCGGCACGAATAGGCAAGGAGCCAACCGCGGTCACGAGAATCGCCTCGTTGTAAAGGCGAAGACCCGCAGCTTCGAATGCCTCTATCGTGTGACCGGGGAAATTCCGGTAAAAGCCTTTGCGATCACGAACGTCGCCCACCACGAAGCAGGCAAAGCGATCATCTTTGAGCAACGCACATGCGCCGACGATGATTTTGGCAAAGGCCGCGCGGAATTCATCGTAATCGAGAGTCGAGAGGTCGCGCGGATCGTCGCTGTAGACTTCGAGATCGGCGTAAGGCGGACACGAAAAGATGAAATCGAACTGCCGCGCGATGCCATTCTGCGCGAGTGCTGACATGACTTCGCGGCTGTCACCGCAAACCCACCTCGGCTTGGGCTCGCCGCAGATCTCGGCCGCTTGCGCGCGGTTCGCGTCCAATTGCTCGGGGCGAAGGTCAACCCCGGTGTAAGCGCGGCCGAGCTTCGATGCCACGATGCCGCGCACCGATCCGCCGGCGAACGGGTCAAGCACCGCTCCGCCCTGCGGGCAGAACCAGCGATAAGCGATTTCGCAGAGGACGGGATCGAAGATCGACGTGCCGGTTGACGCCACTTCGAGAATGGCCGCACTCACCGGATCAAGGCCCTCCTGGTCGCGACTGCCTTTGACGAACGTGAGGTTTGTCATTCGGCTTCATTGACCTGGTATCGGCCGGCCGCGGCCGTCGCCCCGCGCTTTCGATTTCGAGTAGTCAGCCGCAGGTAGTGCTGATCCGCCTGGCGTTGCGGTTGATTTGGCACGATCCATGGGCATCGGCGCGCCACCGATCGGCGCCCCGCGGCCGAGCTCGGAGCGGATGCCGAGGTCGATCCAGGCGCGCTTGCGGTTCTGCCACCAGCCCTCGCGCGCATTGAGCACCGAGAATGGCGGGATGCCGAAACGCTTGGCAAGCGTCAGCGGCGGCGAGCTCGCTTCGTCTGGCTGTGAACCCGTTTGCTCTCCCGTTTCGCCAGTTTCGACGTTTACCGCGTCGAGCAGTTTGCCAAGCTCGGCCTCGGCAAAGCCGAGCAGGTCAAGATCGAAGTCTTCCTTGCGCAGCGCGGCGAGTTCGGCCTGTAGCGTCTGCTCGTCCCAGCCGGCGTTCTCAGCGATTCGGTTGTCGGCGATGACAAGCGCGCGGCGTTGCGCCTCGCTCAAGTGATCGAGCACGATGACCGGCACCTCCGCCATGCCGAGACGTCGTGCGCCAAGCAGGCGGCCGTGGCCGGCAATGACCATGTCGTCGGCGCCGATTAGCACCGGGTTAACGAAGCCAAACTCGGCGATCGAGGCGGCGATCTGGGCGACTTGCTCGTCGGAATGTGTGCGCGCGTTCCCGGCGAACGGAATGAGCCGATTGACCGGCCTAGTCTCGATTTTGAGGTCCATATGATTTTTCGAATTGTGCGCACGGCGCACACCTGCGCACCTCAAAGTGCGCACCCGGATTTCGTTGCTGTCGCTGGCGGTTTCCCGGACCTTTGCCCCCCGCATACGGTTTTCGGCCGGGAAGAACCTATCGATCGCGGTCGGATGCGGTTTGGATCACGTTGGTTGCGGCCGAGTGCGGCAATGAAGCTGCGGGAAGTTCTCGTACGATCGCGAAGCGATCATCATCGAACGCGCGTCTCGCGATCATGCCGGAAATATCGTCGAAATCTGTCCGATCTCAAAGCCCGAAGTTCAACGTGTTTTGCAGCTTTGGCGCGGTCTAAAGCAGGCCTTCGCGTCGTGCTTCGTCGATTGTTGCGGTGACGCCTTTCTTGCGGCCCTTGCTAACTCCATGGATGAACTTGCAATTGAGCCGATTTGCAATTGTGATCAGCGCTGCAACCCAGCGGGCCCACGCGGCTTGGCGCGTTAGCCCGACCCGGTAGCAAATCGGCTTCCAGCGCACACCCTCGGCGCGCAGCCACACAATTCGAGCGTCGTCGGGTTCAAGCCACGCAAGCCAGGTGATCGTCTCCTCCATGTGGCCAATGGCCTGCGGCGAGGGGGCAATCCGCGGCATGCGCGCGCGCTCATAGCCGAATGCTTCGAACGCGCTGCGCACGGTCTGCGGCCATGTGTTGAAATACCCTGGCACGCGGCTGTCGGGCAGCCGGCGCAGCGTGCGGGCCGCCTCCTCGAAACGCTCCTCGAGCATCGAGACCGTCCAAAGGGGTTCAGCCATTTCGCGCCTCCTCGCGCTTGCCGTAGAGCTTCTCGCCGATCTGCCGGACGAGTTCGCGCTCCGGCCAAGTGAGACGGCGGTCGTCCGCGCTCACCACCAGGATTTTCTGGTCGTGCCAGCCGCTTCGTTTGACGTGTTCGGGCGCGGTGCGTTTGCCGCCATAGCCCTTGGGCATCCACCTCACGGCTGCGTCTCCGCAGTCTGGCAGCGAGCCAAACGCGTTGCCGCCGCAAGGTCCACCACCGCGCCAATAACGGAAGCCGCTTGCGCGTTTCCGAGCCGCCCCATGCTGGTTGCGACCGCTTTCGCATCGATCCCGTGCTGCATGAGCAGCGAAACGAGAACGCAGGCGTCGGCCAGCAGCGCGTCGAGCGTTGAGCCGGTCTTGGTGCCGTGCACGAACACTTCGCCGGGCTTGCCGTCCGGGTAGAAGCCGATCGTCACGGTGAAGCGCATCCCGAGGTGCTCAAGCTCAATGTTTTCGGCGGCGCGACGGTTGGGAAGGCGCAGGCGCGTCATCGCACGCCTCCATGGGTATCGATCGCCCATAGTAAGATAGCGATGGCATCGGCCTCGTTGTCGTCGGCGGGCTTGAAGCCGCGGGCGCGGATGGCTTCGATCACGGCGCTCTTGTCGGCGTTGCCCTTGCCGGCGACGTGACGCTTGATGGTGCCAACCGGCACGCCTTGGTACGGAATCTTGTTCTGCTCGCACCAGGCGGTGAGTGTCGCGAGGAAGCCGCCGTAGAGATGCGCCGCGTCGGTGCCGATGTGCCGGCGCACCTCCTCGAAATACACAGCCGCAATTGCGGCCGCGTCTCTGGCGACGCAATCGAGCCAACCGCGGAAGCGCAGGTAGCGCATGCCACCGCCGTCGTAGCGGCTCGGTCGAAACGACATGTTGCCGCTCTCGATCGTGCCGCCTGCAAGCTGGATAGCCCAGCCGGTGGTGGTGCCTAGATCGAGGGAGAGGATTGCGGGCGACGCCAAGCCGACGGCTGGCGGAACAGTCTTGCCACGCGCAACAGACGGACTTGTCGGGATCAAGTGCACCTCCTTGGCTCAGAACGGAATGTCATCGCCACGCGCCCAGTCGACCGGCGCCTTGCGGCGGATGCCGGTGACGGCTGCGCCGGGGAATTTCTGTTTGACGGTGAGGACACCGTCGCCGAGCGCCTCGATCAGGACCGCGATCTCGGCGGCGGTGAACACGCGGCCTTCGCGCGCGACGTGATCGGCTTCCTCTTCGCTGCGCACGAGCGAGATGATCTCGCCGGTCGTGGGCAGGATGCATTCCCAGACTTGCGGCGCGAGCGGCGAGGCGCCGGCCTCGTGCGCGGCGCGATCGAGCGCAGCCCATGCGCGTCGCATGCCTTCGACCTGCGGTGAGACAAAACGCTCTTCGCCGGACTGCAGCGCGGCGTCGAGGCGGTCCTTCTGCTCGTCGAACTTGGCGCGCAGAAAATCTGAGACGAGCAGCCGCAGCCGGCCGACGCCCCACTTGCGCTCCATGGCGAGGGCCACTTGATCGAGGCCATCGACCATCGATCGAATACGATAGGCCGAGGGCGCCATCGCCTCGGTCTCGGGGCTAAGCCGTCGTGCCGATCGAGTCATCGCGCGGCGTCCCGGCGCTGACCCAGACCGTATGCGCGGCGCGAGGCGTAACCTCGCGCCAGCGCATAGGGGGTATGGGGGTTCTCTGCTTCGCCGACCTTCGCCAACCTTCGCCAAGTAAGATCAAGCACTTGGCCTCTGCATTTTCGCTTCTTCGCCAACTCCTTCGCCAACCTTCGCCTCAACAATATCAATGACTTAGCCATGGCTGTTTCGCCCGCTTGGTGGTGGATGATCAGAGCGATTGCAGGACCTTGAGGCCCATGAGGTTCTTCTTTCGATTGCAGACTTCGATGCCGACGATGCCGTTGTTCAGCCAATCCGCGATCAAGTCGGCGGCTGCCCTCTTGGTCATTCGGTATTGCCGCATCAGGTGGTGACCGAGGTATCGAGGGCCGGCCTGCGATGCGTGGCTGAATGGCGACTTGCCTTCGTCGAAGCGGCGATCGATCTCTTTTAGGACTTCGCGCGCCTGCGCCTTGGTGAACGCAGGCTCGTTAGCCGCGGTATCGGGTTCGGCCTCGATCTGAACCAGGAGCCCGCTGTTCTCGCGCACGTAGGTGTGGGCGTTGTGATCGGCTTCGTCGTTGGCTTTCACCACCGCGCCGCGCACGAAGCGTCCGCGCTCGAATGAAAGCCCAAGCTTCTGGCAAATCGGTCGCGCGGCTTCTTCATCAAGCTTCCAGAGCGCGTAGGCGAGCCTTGCGCCGTCGACGAGGGCGGTGGTGCCGCGGATGGCCTCGCGCGCATCGTCGCCGTCGGCGATGCGCAGCATGCCGTCCTTGCGCATGTGATGGGTCAGAAGGACAGTAGCCCCGGTCGCCGCCGCGAGCTCGGAGACGGCGGACCAGAGGAATTGCGCCGCCGCCGGGTCGGCATTGACGTCGGCGAGGACGAAGGCCTGCAACGGATCGATGACGACGAGCCGCAAATCGGGGATCTGCAAGAGCTGCGATTTGAAGTCGTTGAAGAATGCAGTCCTTGCCAGCGCCCTGCCGTCGCTTGCGATCAGTGGCCGGGCGCCGCCGGCGTCGGGCAACGGCAGTACAACCAGCCGCTTTGGATGGCGAAGCCGGCGCGACGATGGGTCAATCCGATTGAGCCGGCGGTGCACGGCATCAAAACTGTCTTCGGCCGTAACCACGGCCGCGGTGCCCTCGACCGCGATCCGCCCACCGAGAATTTTGCGCGGCTGTTCGAGCCCGGCAACGCCGGCGGCGACCTGGAGAGCGAGATCTAGCCCGATATAGCTTTTGCCGAGGCCGCCCATGGCGGCGATCAGTACGGGAACGCCCAGCGGAATCGTGCCGTGGCATAGCCACGTGATCGGCCGTGCCTCGCCGGCATAGCGGTCCGCCGTCCACGCCATGAGATCGATCGACGGCGTGGCGTGGCGATCATCGATGGCATGCACGGGATTGGTGATGCCCCATTTGCGCCGGCCGCCCGCAATCATGGCCGCGACCTCGCGCCGGGTTTGGTCAGCCGTGTAGCCCGGCAGCGTTAGCGCCTCGGCGGCGGCGAGGATTTCCGCGTCTGACCAGCCGCGCGCGACCCAATGGCCGGTGAGGCGGACAAGATGGTCGTGCCAGTGATCGCCAGCGCGAATGCGCGTGAGGCAACCTTCGACCGAAATGTTGGATGAGCCGATTTGTAGCACCGCGCCGGCGGTTGGAGCGCTTTCGATGGTTGCAGGCGCGGGGTCTAGGGACAGCTGCGCCGGTGGAAATGCCGTGGCGATCTGTTCGGGCAGATAGGTTCTTGGCCGGCCGTCCTCGAAGGTCAGGAACTCGGTGCGTTCAATCACCCGCCCTTGCTTCACCGGCCATGCGATCGAGCCACCAAGGCGCATGACGCGGCTTGGATTGACCACGCTGGTGTCGCCGCCGAGCGCTTCGGCCAGCGCGAGGTTTTGCTTGCGGCAGCCGAGGGGATCGCGCACGGGCGCCTGCAGCCGCCAAAGCATCTGGGCCCGCACGTGCGGCTCGCGCCCGGTCACGACGACTGCCGTGGGCGGACAACCGCGGTTGCGGTAGTTGATCGAGGCGGTCGCGGTTACGTCGTCGTCGATATCGGCATAGAACGCGGTGAGCGCGAAAAAATCTTCGTCCTTGCAGCGGCCGGACGGCGGGATGCCGGGCTTGCGCAGCGCCTGGCCGACGTACACGTTCTGCCCGGGCTTTCGGTTTTCAGCGATGGCACGCGCCACGAGCTGATCGAGCTCCTCGGTGCCGAAGATTGCCGCGTGGCGCAGGCGGCCGTCGCCGCCGTCGGTCCAGGCGAGCTCGATGCGGCCTTCCTGGCAGCCATCAAAAAAGCCCTCGAACAGATGCGACAGGTGACGGCGCATCTGCTCGGCATCCGGCTCGACCATGGGCTGGACGTTCGACGTTGCCATCGCGGCGATCGCGGGGAAGGGAACCGGCGAGCCGCGGCTCGCCGGCGTTCAATCAGAACAACGGTTCGGAGAGCGGATCGGCGGCAGGCTTCGGCGCCGGCGGCGCCACGTGCTGCGCGGGCGCGGGCTTGGCGCCGGCCGGCGCGGGCCCCTTCCACACGTCTGCCTCATCGACCGGGCTTTCGTCGGCGAGATCTGCGGGGCGGTCGACCCATTTCAACATTTCGAGCGTCGGGCGGTAGTTGGTCCCGTACTTGTCTTTCATCGGTTCGGAGCCGGTGCAGGAAACGAGCGGAAGCTTGCCGCGATTCTCAGACTTGGCACCGTTCTCCTCGAATGCGGCGTAGAGCTCGCGGATCGCATTCGAGAGGTGGATCGAGGCGGACGAGAATTCGACGGCGCCACCAAAGAACTTGGGGCTGTAGGCGGTGACGACAAAACCACGCTTGAAGTCCTCGCCCGGGCTTGGCGCCGCGCGGTCGAGCGAAGGATCGATCACGCGCTCGGGTGCCTGGCCTTCGCGGAAGCGCAACCAGCCGGTGCGGATGTTTTTCAGATCAAGCAGGAAGGTCGGGCGCGCGATCTCCTGGTCGCCGCCTTCCGGCGCGCGAACGAACCACTTGTCCGCCTTGGCATTGTACTTGACGTAAGGCTTGATGACGCCGGAACCACCGATGTTGAGACCCATTACGTTTCTCCTTTCGCGTTGAGAGTTGTTTCAAAAGCCAAAGACCTCCCGTCCCGCTGCGCGCGCGGAGGGGTCGGACCACCAGAACGAATCGAAATCGGGGACGATCAGGCCCGCGAGCTCACGCGCGTCGTTCGACACAGCGAGGAAGCGACCGAGCGAGAGCGCGATAGCGCGCAGCGCCGAGAGATGGCGGCGGATGTCGTCGCCGGACATCTCGTAGACGGTGACCTGGCGCTTGTCGGTCTTACCGGGCGCGGGCTTTGCATAGGCAAAGCGCATGCCGTAGTTGCCATGCGCAGAAGCGTAGACAGCGCCTTGCCGGCCATGCGCGTCGCCGATCTGCGACGGAAAGCGCTCGGTCGTCTTGAGATCAACGATCAATCCGTGATTGGAGAAGCGCCAGTCGATGTAGCCGATGAGCGGGACAGCGACATCGTCGAGGCGGATCTCGATTTTTTCCTGATAGCCGTCCGGGACACCGTACTTACGGAGCTCGGCCAGGGCGCCGCGCACCCAGCCGGCGAGCTTCTTGCACTCCTCCTCGCGCCGCGGGTCAGCGCTCAGCATGGTCTGACGCGTGAATTCCCGCTCCGCGCCTTCGATGCATTGCTCGATCGCGAGGCTTGGGTTGCTGAGGCCGAGGTTAACGCCGTGTTCGACAGCCTTGCCACGCGCGGCGCTGATACCTGATGGCGTGCGACGGCCGAGGAGCCGCTCCATGATCCATAGCGCGGGCTGGGCGGCCCAGAGATTGAGCGAGGAGGCAGACAGGTGCCCAATATTGTGGACTGCAAAGGCATCCGCGCTCATCGGCGGGGCCCCATCAGCACCGCGGCGCCGCGCTCGATCAGGTCATAAGGGTGTTCGAGAAATTCGATATCCGCGTCGCGAAAGGCGACGCCGAGCTTGAGTTCGATATCGCCGACAAGTTCGAGCCGTTCGAACGGATCGAGTTGCCACAAGCGATCGTCGGGGCTCGGAAACGTCCCGAAGCGCTCGAAGAAGGCGAGGCGCACCGCGTTGGCAGCGAGCATGCGAGCCTCAAGCCGATCGTTGAGTCGGAGCCATGCGCTCATCGCGCGCCCCCGGCTCGTGACGCCTTGCTGGTGGTTGGCCCGCGCTCTCGCGAGATCAGCCAATCGCGGAAGCCCTCGGCGCGGTAGAACACCTTTCGTCCGATGCGCACGCATGGCGGGCCGATCCGTCGTGTTTCCCAGCGTTGAAGCGTGTCGACCGAGACGCCGACTTCGATGGCCACTTGGCTGCGTGTCAGCCAGCCGTCGAGTAGGGCGGGATTGCCGGCTGGATTCGTTTGATTGGTTGGCTCATCCAT